TAAGTGTTTCCTTTGCAGTCATTGAACCCTTACCACTGACATCTTTATATGATGCATCATCTACCCATACATCTTTACTATGTCCTAACTTAGATGTGTTTGCACCGAATGATGCACTTAGGTTTTCTATTGAATCACCAGTGTAAGTAGTGTGGAATACTATTCCTAGTTTTGCATTTGCAATCTCTTTACCGAGGTCTGACTCGATATCTACTGCATACATTATTGTGTTTGGTTGGAATGTAACGAAGTTTCCGTTGTCCATCTTCTGCATCTTCTTATCATCAGTGAACATTAAGTCACCCTGTAAGACATCAGAAAATGATAGTGCAGACAAGTATTTGAATGAGTCTAAGAACTTAGACTCTAATGCACCACCCAATTCGGGTGCATCTTTGATTTGTTGTTCGGATGTATAGAACTTAGGTTCTTTATTGAATAGGGACTTCTTTGCAACAAAGAATTGACCAGTCTCGGGATGTTTTCCACAAAAGATAGCAGGAGCTCCGTCCCACTTAACAGTCATGTTGACACCTTTCTTAGACTTCCCCTTCATCATGTCTCTAAGACCCTGTAAGAAGTTTATAGCTGCACGACCACCATCGATACCATTATTAATGATTTCGTCTTCTAAGTGTTCTAAATGTAGGTTTTTGACTGCCATAGTAAATACTCTCTCTGTATCTACTATTTATAAGAATTGAAAAGGTATGTTAACCCGCGTCAACTTCTCCGTTGTCTATTTTTGCTTGTAAACTGTCTCTATCTGCAGTAATGGATGCTATTCCGTTAGTTAATTCAACTACAACTTCGTCTTTGGTTTTAGACTCAGAACCACTACCCATCTGACCATTAATCCAGTAATCCCAAAGTTCATATCCTGCTCGGTCACTTTCTGCTGTTGCGTCGGGGTTTGCAGTTCTCCATGCAGTAAAATATCCGACAGCACCATCTGCTGTTCTTTCTATTAAACTGGTTCCAGTTGTTACACCTTCAAACCATGTACGACTTACACCACTAATCCAGTCTTTTTGTCTTTGCATATCATCAATTAAAGTATTGTGACCTGCTATTTCATCTGCCCATGCCATGAGTATCTCCTAAATGTATACCTTTATTTAGGATTTCTTCAATGGTATCGAGTGGAGTTTCTTATCGATTTTTGCAATCTGTTTGGAAATTTTAGCAGTTTTTTGGGAATCGTCTTGTTTTTTTGCTACACGTAAGTCTTTCTTTAACTGTATTTTATCAGTTAATGCATTGATTACGTCACTAGACTTGAGGTTCTTCTTCATAATGTATATCTATTTATTGCATATTATTAGAACAAATATTATACCCCTCATTATCATAGTAAGTTGTAACTGATGCACCTTGGAAAACCTCACATGTTTCCCTTGTTGAAGGGCCATTGGTATATGCATGGTTGTTTTCATTGTACTGAATCAAGTCTCCACTATACAATAGGTATGTAAGTGTCTCATAACTTGACATTACAGTGGATAGTTGACTAAGTTCGGTGTAAATGTTCTGTATGGTATACACATCTCTATATGACATAAGGTCAAGTAGGTCATAATCATAGTATGTGTTGTTTGTATTATTCATTCGTATTTCAAAATCAGATTCCATAGGAACTACATTTTGAACGAATCTCATGTCTCCTCTTATAGTATATGCAAGATGTCCATTACCCGATAAGAATCTTATGTAACTATCGGATACACCATTGATTACTTCTATTGCAATGATAACTGGTGTCTCAAAAGTATCTCCTATTGATTCATAGTTTTCTGATATAGATGTATCTGCAACCTCACTTAATGTGGTCGAAGATATTACAATAGGATTTCCCTCTGCATCTAGTATTTGACCTTGGTCATTTGCAACAATGTTATAGAACAAATGTCGTCTCTGAAATCTAAAATCATCATCTACTTGTTCACCCACTGTTTCATTCATTAGATTGAATGTAATGGTAGAGAACTCTGTTCCATTTAGAATGGTAGATATTAATTCGGGATTTAGGGTTGATAACATAGGAAGATTGTATTCGTTTTCTAGTACATCTGCAACCTTGTTAATAGTTCCTAAGAAGTCTACAATCCTTTCTCCTATCGCTTGCAATTCTGTATCACCACTTGCAATAAAGTCTGAATACAATTGGTCTGCTGATTGGTTAAAGTTTTGATAGAGGTCGTATAGAACACTGTCTACCTTTTCTATAACTGTTTGTGAAACAGTATCTGCAGTTGACCCACAACTATCTGCAACTGTTATACTGACACCTTGTAATGCATCGGTAACATATTCTGCAAACAATGTAGTGAATGGTGTTACATTTGCACGTCCACTATTCTGATTATATGTGGGTGGATAATAACTCATTGTGTATGCAGTTTCTACATATCCACGTTCCGAGTCATATGCACCTATTGGTACTTCTGCAATCCTAGGTCTATTCAATGAACAGTTTGTTGTTGAAAAGTTATTGACTGCACTAAATTGGGATTCCGTAAAGAAATAAGATTGTGTATCACTATCATATTCTGCACTTGGTTCTCCCTCATCTTGAGTTAGATTCCAGTTCATATCTATAAAGACATTTGCACCTTCTACATATCCATCAATGACTACAGTGGTCAATATAGGGGATGAACCCATAGGTGGATTACCACCAGTCGTTGTTAATGTTTGTAGTTCTATTGGTGTTACTGAACTTCCACCACCACATGCTGTGAGTAGTCCTACTGTTAATATTGTTATTAAGTTTTTCATACTGGTATTATACATAAAAAAGACACTCACTGACAAGGGGTTTTTTAGATTTTAAAATCGTTGAAATCTCTTTTCTGTCCGTCATTTCTTCCTCTATCAAATACAGGAACATCATCATTCACTGCAGACTCAATCAATTCTTCTTGAGCTTCTTGTTCACAATCATACAACTTCATTCTTGCTCTGTCAATTCCTATGACAAATCTTTTGAATATAGTTGGGTCATTGTATCGGTTCTTCAATTGTTTTACAACTAACTGGTCTAACTCTTCTAACTCATCAGATGTAATCAATGCAAACATTAAGTCTGCAGTTGCTGGTAATCCAAATGACTCTGAAGTATCTGTTAGTTCAATATCAGTAGAACCATAACCACTTCGTGTTGTTTGAGTTGCACTCATAATTGGTACATCAAACTCTACTGCAAGTCCTCTAAGTTCCTCTGCAATACTCTTAACAAGTGTATAAGAGTTTGCACCAGCACCAGGCTTAATCCTATGTGATGCACATATGTTTAGGTAATCTATGAATATGATATCGGGTGTGAAATCTTTCTTAATATCAAGTTCTTGTAGTAAATGTCTGAAGTGACCGACATGTGCAGATGCAGTAGGATATTCTTTAACAATCAATCTACCTTTAGTCTTCTCTGCAATCTTATCAATCTTCTTATCAAACATCTTCTTAGACATTTCGGGTAACTCTTGCATTGGGACATTCATGATGTTTGCATCAATCCTCTCTGCAATCCTTTCCTCTGACATTTCCATTGTGATGTAAAGAACATTCTTGTTCATCATCAAGTGACTTGCACCCATGTGACACATGAATAATGACTTACCGACACCCGTACCTGCTAAACAGATATTGAGTGTCTTGTTGGGTAATCCACCTTTAGTAATCTTATTGAAGTATTCTAAATCGAAAGGTAACTTCTCTTCTTCCGTATTGTAGAATTCAAATCTTGCATCCTTGTCTTCGATTTGGTCGTGTCCGATTGACACGTCAAAGGACACGGAAAGTGCATCCTTAAGGAGTTCGGGTATTTCACCTGTTGACCTTTGAGACTTCTTATCAATGACCTCGATACTATCCATGACTGCAATATAGATTGCTCTATCTTTGCACCATTGTTCAGTTTCGTTTTCCAACCATTCGGATGGAGTGGGTTCATTGGATTTTCCAATTGCATCAACTATTGTCTTAGAACCTTTTACCACATTCTCGTTTAACGAGGTATTGTTATCAAGGTTTATGAGAAGTGCTTCGACTGTTGGTGCTTTGGTGTATTTGTCAAAGTAATCCTTTACTTCTGTAAATACTGTCCTCTCTGTTTGGTCGGTGAAATACTCGTCCTTTATGAACGGGATGACCTTCCGTGTAAACTCTTCACTCTGAATCAGATTCTTCAGAATTGTCTGTTCTATTCGTGTTTCCATATTTAAAGTATTCCTGTGCTACTTGTTCTAATTTTTCCATCACTTCGGGTGTGAAGTACTTTTCGGGGTTGTTGTTAATTGTCTTACCAAATTCGGTTTTACCATTTGGAAGTTTAACTCTTGTAGATGCTTTCTCAAATACACCTAGTGCAAGTGCCATGTCTAATAGACCATAGTACCTGTCTAACCCTTTGTCGTATGATAACCTTACATCAACCACTCTGTTCTCAACAGTCAATCTTGACTTTGCATTCTTACAGTGAATGATATTACCAACGATTTCCGTTCCTTCCTTTTCCTTTCTCTTAGAGAGATAGATAATTGATGATGCAGCGTACTTGAGTCCACTACCACCACCCATTTCTTTTTGAGGGAACATAGAACCAATCACATCATATGTGTGATTTGTAACAATCATAGGGATACCTGCTCGACCTAGTTTCAACGTCAATACTCTAAATGCACCTTTGGTGATTTGAGCACGAGTCATATCTTTGGTCTCTTTACCTTCTGCAGTGTCTTCGATTTCTTTGGTTGTTGATAACATACCAAGTGAATCTAAACAAAACATCATTGGTGGACGTTTGTCCTTTGGGGTTTCCATATACTTATCAAGTATATTGATTGCTTGATTTCTGAACTGCTGGACTGTAACAACGGGAACAATAACAACTCTTGATGAGTCTATTCCTCTGTCTTCAATCATATCTTTCGATATTGCAGATTCAGATTCAAAGTAAATTACTGCGGCATCCTTGTTGTCTTCTAGGAATTGTTTAACCATACCTAGTGCAAAAAAGGTTTTACCTGTTGCAGATTCACCTGCTATTGCAGTAATTTTGTTTGAGGGAAGTCCACCATATAGTGAACCACTTAATAGTGCATTGAAGATATGAGAACCCGTATCAATAAACGAATCTACATCTCCAGCTGCAACACCATCAGAAACTATATTTGCATATTCGTTTCCTGATGCTTTTACTAAATCTTTTAAAAATGACATAACACTTCTCCATAATGTATACATCTATTATACACATGGTTGGTGAAATTTACAAGGGGTTTTTAGAGTTTTTCTTCTATTTTTTGTATTGTCTCATAACAATCTTTCATATTGCCTGAAACTTTGGTGTGTTCTTCCATCATGACTCTTAGAAGTCTAATTTGAACTTCTAGATGAATTATGAATCCGAATATGACTGCAATCATCATTATATAAAAGCAATCCATCATCGTGATAATCATTATGATACCTCGTCCACCTGTTCTTGAGTAACAGTTCCATTCTCCAATAGAAGATTACGATGTTCTAAATGTCTCTGTTCTGTAGTGTCTTTGTTCTCACCAGTATATTTTACTGCATGATAGTCATTAATCATTTGTTGATTGACTGAGACTCTATCTTCTGTTAATACTGGGTTATCCCCATTAGAAACGAATAGTTCTCCAAGGATTCTTCCAAACTTACCTTTGTCATGAGAAACTAATGTAATTTCACCTTCTGAAAGAAGATGTTTAAGATGTGCTTTTGCAGCCTTTCCAAATAACTTCTCTACTAAATCTCTTGTTCTAGACTCGGGGGTGTCTATACCCATCAAGCGAACTCTCTGTTTTTTTAGAACAGTAGAGAAACCAAGGTCGATATCTACGTCCACTGTATCTCCATCCACGATTTTAACGATTGTTACATGGAATTCTGCTTGTTTAAAGTTCTTAGTAGACATAGTTTTATTTATGAAAAAAATGAATCTAAACTTGCAACTGGTTCAACATTCCACCCAATTAACCCAATGACTGCTTTCAATGGTTCTATGAATGACTTGTTGAATTGCATATCATAATCCACATACTTGTTTAAGTCAAGTTCCTTTGGAAGGACGTTTGGAAACGAAATAACATTTTCGTTGATTGGATTAGGAAGTGTAAGATATGTAAAACGTATCTTATCAGAATTCATAATCAGTTCGTATCGTTTATGGATGTTCTTCTTCTCTAATTGGTGGTTGTAAAGTAATGCACCTCTGACATGGATAGGTGTTCCCTTTCCGTAAATCATTGATGCATCTTTGTAGTTCTGTAAGTTGTTACATCCTCTTGGTGATGCCATATCTTCTACTGGAAGGTTTCTAAAATCCTTTCGTGCAGTCTCTACGAAATCCCATAATTCTTCTTCGGTTCCGTTCATGACAACTTTGAATGCATCTGTAAGTTT